TGTAGTAACAGAACCAAGAAGTCCTGCAATACCGTAACCAACTGTGTCAGCGAATACTGCGCCGCCAAAATCCACGGTGCTTGATTTGCGCCCTGGAATGTAGTTGTAGTTAAGAATGTTTGAGCCGCGTAGTCCTGTGTCATAGAGCGGATCAATAAGATCTACTGGCTTTAGTGAGTCTTTTGCTACTGGAATAAAGTCTGTTGGGGCAACAATAGTTCCCTTTGTAACTTCCTTAGCAATACCTAAATAGGATCTGACGGATTGTTGTAGTGCCATTTAATCACTCTCCTGCTTTCAAGTCTGGCGCGGCAGACAATTTAGTAGTTGTTGGTTCTTCTTTTGGTGCTGATGCTGTAAACGCTTTTGCGCCTGCTGGTGTGCAGTCTGGGTGATTAAACCCTTCTGGTGCATCAAATTCATCACCAGGATTTACTGTGATCCCAATGCTAGGGAACACGCGTTCATCTGTTCCATTGTATTTCAGTTTCATGCTTGCTCCTATGCCTGGATCATCTGTGTTATATCAAATTCTAGTTCAGCAAAAATATCAGTAGCGCCTTCATTGGCTGTTGCGGGTTCACCGTAACGCCCCATAATGACGGGTTCTGCACCTTGCCAAACTAAATTGCCTGTTGGATCTCCAAAAGTGTGATCTGACCGCAATCTTGTTTTGATATTGTCTATAAGGGTATCAAAATCTGCCATAACATCTTCAGAGTTTGGGTGAAGTGAGTGCGCATATACCTGAAGAATTACGGTGTAATCAACACGCTTCCAACCATTAGTTGCACCGCCGATTGCTAAACGGTTTTCTCTTTCAGCCGCAATAAAAACAACAACTGCGCTACGGGTCATCTGACCAGGGCCAGCGTTTACTTGAAAGTTAATGCGTTTTGGAAAAGATGTAAAAACTTGATTAAGGTTTTCAATAGGCGGGTTTGCAATAAATGATGCAAGCGTAGCCCGCGCCCCTGTGCGCCCTGCCATTAGCGCACCCTGCGGTACTTGCTGACCATATCCAAAGCCAAAGCAATTTCACCTGCATAGCGCTGGCTGTTGCCTATGTTGGCTGTTGGCTGTGTAGTTAAGTTCATTGTCATAGATGAGTCACCACGGGTTTTAAGAAACGCGGTAGTTGTAAGAATAGTTGCCTGCTTGATTGCGTTAGGCATACCGCTAAAGCACACTGCGGCGTGGCTATAAACCAACGGGGTAGCAAGCGTTACGGTTAGATTGCCGTATGTGTAAGAGTCAGAAACAGTTACGGTTTCAGTCTTAGATCCATCAAAAATACGGTAAGACTCACCTGGCAAAATACCTGCCGCATTAGTTACTACCAATGTAGATGTGGCGGCTGTACCTGTGCAAAGCGTATTAACAAAGCCCGCTACATAAGTGTATTTAGCAAACATTGTGACATTTGGCCCCATGTTTGGCCCAAAAGCAAGCGGCCCCTGGCCTGACCATGATGTAGCCATGTTTGCAAGCGGAATAATGATTTCTTGGTTTTCAAACCAGCACTGTGAAGGATCTGGAATAGCAATAAGAGCGTTAGGCGCAGATCCATAATAAAAATTAGTCAATGAGATTACTGGGCTTTGGAAAGGGTGAAGTGATACATACCCATTGCCGCCTACGCGTACCCGTTGCGTTTCTGTGTACTGATCAGCCGTAAGATCCTGGTTGAGATACTCATTTAGATAAGAAGTAGCCCGCAAAATTACGCGGTTAAGTTCTGCATCTTGCGCTTCCTGATTGCCACCCACTACAAGGTTATTTGTATCAATAGATGTGGGCGCGTTTTTGTATTCCGCAAGAGTTAAATAAGCGTTCTCATTAACGCCGCGCTGTGCTGTTACGCCCACTGCCATTATGAATTCCCGTCTGTTGGTATTCCACTGGAATTGTCATGCCCGCATCTGCCGCACTTAGCAAACCAACTTCCAAAGCCACATTCTACGCAAGTAAAGCCCCTGTCTGCGTCACCTTTGTCATAAGGGTTAAGAGATGCTTCAAAAAAACCTTCAGCCTTCATTGCCCGTTGTGCGGCGGCATTTTCAACTGTGTAAATTCCTTTATTGTCTGGGCGGTAAGTTCTGTTACCAATAACAGTTTCTCTTACGCCCTTATCTGGTGCTACCCATCTACCCATTTTTTTGCCTTTCCGTTGAATGAAGGAAGGGTGCGCCCGTTATATGACGCACCCCCCCATCTTTATTCAGTTATTAATTATCCGTTTACAATTCCTGAAACTGCACCGTTCCATGCTGGAGCAGAGCAGAAGAATGTTCCACGGAAGTATGTGGAGAAGTCATAAGAGAACTGTGTTACAGGCCACTGGATACCCATGTAGTCCTGAACTAGGAAGTTCGCCCAAACATCTGATACCTCTGTGTCAGGGATTGGAAGTGTGAATGAAAGGATTGGAGCAACGCCCTGGTTGAGCCATGGGTGAACCATGAGATCAACAGACTTGCCTGTAACTTCATTCTGAAGTCCTGTAACAACAGAACCGTAAGTTGTGCCATCTTCACCTGGGTTGTTGATAACCAAGCGGTAGTTAGCGTTTGAACCTGACTTAATTGCGTCAGATAGTTGCTTACGATCATTGCCGTTAAGAAGTACAACATCTGGATCAGCCTTAACATTCTGGTACATAGCCGCAAACGCAGTCTGGAATTCTCCACCTGGGTTTGAAGTGCTGAATGTTGAGTTGATTGCGTTGTTGAAGCCTGAGTTAGGCCCAAGAACTGTTGCAAGAATTCCGTCATAACCAGTTGCGTAAGCAGAAGTATCTGCGGCGGCGCGTGATGCGGCGGCTCCTGTTGTTGTAAATGCGGCGTTGTTGCCTGTAAGACCCTGTGCGCCTGCACCCTGGATTGTGAATGTGCCAGTTCCCTTTAGGGTTCCCTGGTACTTCAAGTTAGCCGCGCCTGTTGTTGTTCCAACATAGATGTTGTAACCAAGTGCGCCTACTACTGGAGTTGAAACTGTAATTGTAAGAACATCACCTGAAGCAACTGCTGTGCTTGCAGACTCAGTTCCTAGAATTGACTCACCAAAACCGTTACCTGAAATACCTGCGTCAGCAGTAACATTTACAAAGTAGTTTGTTGCGGCTAGTGCTGTCTGTCCTGATGTTGCAACTGGTGAAGCAACTGTGAATGTAGGTGCTGAAAGTGCGCCTGAATATCCACTTGCTGTTCCGCGAGCCATAAGCATCATGCGTTCTTCCATCAACATTGTTGCGTAAAGTGTTGATGTTGATGACAACTGGCGTAGATCCTGGTATCCAAGACCTGAGAAGTTAGCATCAAATGTAACGCTGTCAGATAGTGAGTATGAGTTGTAAGGAAGGATTAGATCCTGTGCGGCGTAAGAAATCTTTGGGCCGCGCTCATAGTTGATAGCACCAAATGTTGTTGTTGTGTCCTGTGTGATACCAGGCCATGTGTTTCCAACTCCACCTGTTCCTGTACCTGTGTATCCAAGAATTTGCTTCTGGCGGTGGCTTGTGCCAACACCCTTCTTGCGTGGGATACGGTTACGGAGCGGTGTTGGGCGTGGTGTGAGCATCTTTGCAGGTGCTTCAAGATCAAACGCCGCAAATGATGTTGAGAGTGGAGATGTGAGCGTAATGTCCTTCTGAATATCCTGCATAGCCATGCGCTGTGCGGCTAGTGCGTTCTGAAGTCCTGCTGATACATCTGCTGAAAGTGACTTGTTAGCAACAAGCGCTTCAAGAGCGGCTGTTGGATCTGCTACTGGTGCTTGCCCTGGAACTGAAGAAGCATTAGAAAGTGACTTACCAAGTTCTGTGGTAAATGACTCCATAAGTTCTGCGGCTTCCTTTGGGGTTGCATCAGAGAACAAGTCAGCGACTTTAGGTGCTGAAAATGTCATGTTTTTTCCTTTGGATTAGTTGGGTTTACTTGTTAAGTGCGTCTGCTTTTGCAAAGTATTCTTCTGCAAGTTGCTTGTAGCCCTTAGCAAGGATTGGATCAGTTGTTGCGTTTGCTTTCGCCTTGTAGGAAGCGGCTTTAACTAACAGATCATTAGGCTCAGATGAGATTGTTGATGCTGTTCGCTTTGGGCCACCTGCCACTGCGAGAGATTTAGCAATAGCCAATTCTTCTTCCAACTTCACTGCCTTCTCTAGTGCCGCCTCTTTTGCGGATACTAAAGATGCAATCTCTGATTTGATGGAAGCAGTTGCGCTCTTTACTGCCTGCTCTACTATGGCTTCTACTTCTTCTGTTGAAATATCTTCAGCAGAAACTTTTGGTGCATCAGCAGGGGTTTCCTCAACTGCTGGTGCTTCTGGTTCAATGTCAGCAACTTCAAGACCATCTACTTCAGCAGACTTAGGTGTTTCTGCTGGTGGAACAATGGTTGTGTCTTTGAGTGTTGCGTATGTTTCTTCAGATGGCACTGGATCTGGCTCAGCACCCTTCTCACACTTGCACATCTTGTAAGACTTGTTGCAGTTCTCGCACATCTTTTCTGCTTCTGCTTCTGCCTTATCTTCTGCATCTGCGGCGCGCTCAATAATTGTTTCTTCTTCCATGATTTCCCCTTCTGCTTCTTCACCTTCATACCAAGCATGTAGATGTGCTACGGCTTCAAGGAGATGTGTAATTGACATTAGTTCATTGTGGCCTTCTTTAATTTCTTCTGCTTCAACAGCAATAAGACTAGCCAACGCATTACGCGCCGCTTCAAATTGGGCCTTATCAAACTTCAAAAGATCGCCAACGATAGACTTAGGCACTGAAACCTTAATTGACTTCTCCACTGGCGTTTCCTTTTCTGTAATGTCCTCAGATTGTAGAACATTATCTGTAACTGTTTCTTCTGTTTCAATAAGTTCTTCTACCTGCACAATGGTTTCATCTCCTGATGCAGACTTAGCCAAAACAAGTTGGCAGTTGGGGTTGGCGGGTCTATCCACTAGCGACACTTCAACAATCTGCCCATCAATGATGCGACCATTAGCCGCCTTTGAGTCCTGAATTACGCGTGGGTTTTTGATGCCGATTGAGAAACCTTTAAGCACACCATTTTCAACCTTCTTAACGCTTACTGGATCTACTACCAAAGCGGTAATGTAATGTCCATCAGCCTTCAATTCATATTCTTTTGCTACGCCTGCGGCAATGTTGCTGTGCTGTTCACGGATATTTCCACCTGATTTGAACCAATGTGGCATAGCGCG